TACGGACGGGCGGCCTGACGAGAGCCACCCTGCTCATAGATGCGCATGTAGAGCGGCGGGCCTGGGTCTCTCGTCCCACTGAAGCCGCCTGTCCAGCCGAGCCTTGTATACTTGACCAGCGCGTAGGCGCGTGCGCCTCGTGAGCCGCTGTACTTAGGGCCACTGAAGCTCGCCGCCCCGCTCACCTTCACCTTCACCTTGACGCTCTTCTTTGCGCGGCCAGTTGCGCCGACTGGCGTACCGGCGCGCATCTTCTTTGCTACCTTGGTCGCCGCAGTCCTAAGCGCCTTGCGAAGGCACTGATTCTCGATCTTGCGCGGCATGTCCTTGAGGCGGCGCTCCAGCTCTTTGAAGCCGACGAGCTTGAAGCTAAGCTCTTCCGCCGCGCCGCCGCCGAGATGCTGAACTCGGATGCTGGCCATTAGCGCACCCGCTTCGGCGGCAGTCCGCGCAGTAGCCGGTCCACCTCGCGGGTATCGACCTTGATGACGAGGCTGCTGGCCATTCCTCTTCCTTCGCTAAAGACGGGCGGAGGAGTTTCCTCCGCCCGTCGGGGGTTCGCGTTACGTGCTTGCCGCCTTAGACCCGGACTTCTTCCCATGTGCAGCCGTAGATCACGAGCGGGGTTGTGCCGGCGGCAGCGGTCGCTTGCAGTGAGACTGCCGCGCCTGGCGGCACGATGAGCCCACCCCCTACGTCGTCATCGAGACGCCACGGGGTCAGCACGGACGAGGCGAGGATGGGCGGCAGGTTGCCGAAGAGCCGGGCGAGTACGCCCGCGACGACGGTAGCGGTGGTGAGCGGCTTGCCCACGCCCACCCCGTTCTGGCCATTGCCTTTGACCACCGAGATCGCCGTGCCCGTGACAGCGGCCCCGGCCTGGACGGCTGCCGTGTGCATGATCCAGTTGACGAAGCCGATACCGAGCGTGCCCGACAGGTAGGACATGCTCGCTTTCAGCACGACGAGGTTGAACCCCGAATTGAGCGGATTGTAGAGCGCGAACGCCGCGGTGGTGCCGATCGCTGTGCCGGGCGCAACGCCGGTGACGGCGGTAGCGCCCATGTAGACGTTGCCGCGGCGGTTCTGCTCATACGCCCAGGGGTGAACCTGGCTGAGCAGCTCTTCGCCCGTGGTGGTGATCGAGCCCTCGCCGGTGCCGGAGGGTACATACTGTTCGCCGACAAGTTTCTGTGGCATATTCCAATTCTCCTTCCGGCGGCTTACTAGGCCGCCGTCACGTAGGCGCCGTTTTCCAGCGGTAGGTAGAACAGCACCCACTTGACCGCGTGCGTAGCGTCGTCGCCGGTCTGCACGAGCTGGATCGCGTCGGTGTTCCCAGCCTTGCCGAAGATCATCGGATTAAGACCGCCTGCAGCGGCGAGCAGCGAGCCGATGGTCTTTACCGGCGTCGAGCCGGTCCCATTCAGGATCACGGCCTTGTCGCCGGTCAACACGTAGATTTCGTCTACCGCGTCCGACGTCACGGTCGTGGCCGCGCACATATCGATGCTGTTGTCTTCCGCCTGGAGCTTGATCGTTGTCGCCCCACCGTCGCCGACGCCCGTCACCTGGCCATAGAGCAGCTTGATGAGGACTGTGCCGACGACGATGAAGATGTCAGCGTCCGCGAGCGAGGCCAGCGTCTTTTCGGCTCGGATGCCCAGCGCTACCTCTCGAATCGCGGTTAGCGTCTTCGCATTTGGTGGCATGGTGGTCTACTCCTTCAGCCGGCGCCGTGCTAGACGATGGCCGTCGCGTTCACGTCCTCGGTGTAGCGGCTCGGCGCGCCGCCCAGGATGGCGACGATGCTCGTCACGACGGGGTCGTTGACGCCTTCGATCGACGTCAGCTCGACGAAGCCGTAATTGGTCGGCAGGTCCTTCGCGTCCGCTTCGACCAGCACCAGCTTGGCGCCGCCCGCCGTAGTCGTGAAGCCCGCCGCGGCGGCTCGTGTGATCGCGCCGTCCGTATCGCCGATGCTCCCTGTGCCGATGATCTCGCGGTAGTAGAACGGTATCGCCGTCCGGTTCGAGGGCGTGACGTTATCGCAGGCGTTGACCGTGAGGACGGTCGTTGCCGTGCCGCCCGTCGCCACGCCCATCGCGACAACGAACAGGATGCGCCCGTGGTCGCGCAGCGAGTACACGTCCGAGCGCTTCGTGCCGTCCAGGCCGTCCGCAACCGGGCTCAGGGCCATCGCAAACTTGAGGGTCTGTAGCATTTTGCTCATGGTGTGTTCTCCTTATCCGCTACCGGCTAGCCCCGTGTGGCGAGCGTGACGAAGGCGCTCAGCGTGTCGGAGCCCTTGTAGGGCGTCAGCACGGAGTTGCGCTTCGGCTGGCCGTCCGTCCGTAGAATGAAGCGGAACGTCATCTCGTCGGTGAGGAACTGAACGTGCATCGAGCTGGCGGCTTCCAGGCCGCCCTTCTCGATCATCAGGTATTGGCTCAGGTCGGCGAGCATGATGTCGCCCACCGTGCCCAGCGCGGCGCAGTGCTCGATCGGTGTGATCGGGCGCCCGAGCAGCGTGCCGAACGGCGCGGCACTGAGGCCGCCCGGCGGCAGGAACACCGGCACGCCGCCCACACCCACGGCTTGCGCGAGCTGGAAGAGCTGCGGCCAGCACGCCTGGTTGATGTACCACTCGGCGTTGCCGAGCGAGCGCGGCAGGAGCCGCGAGAACATCTTCTGGATGTTCTCGGCCAAGATGGTCGCCGCGTCCTGGGTAGTCTCCTTGGCGACGGAGACGGTGCCGGCGTGGCCCAGGAAGCCGAGCGGCTGCCCGGCGCCGGAGCCGCGCACGATCGCGTCATCCAGCTTGAAGCCGAACTCCTCGGAGAAGAACGCCGTGACGTTCGCCTCCAGGTTGGACGTGTCCCTCAGCTCTTCGTCGGTGGCGTAGTAGAGACCACTGAGCTTGTTCAGGGTCAGCTCGATCTGGCGGAACGTCGGCTTGCTGGAGGTGAACGCGCCCGCCTCGCCCGTCCAGTACACCTGGACGCCGCCCTGGCGCGAGCCGTCAACGCGGCTCGTCTCGTCGATCGCGTTGATCTTCATGCCGTTGGCGTTCTCGCTGACCGGCCGCCGATCCGTCTTGCCGGGCAGGATGCCCGTGGCGTAGACGGCCTTCAGCAGTTCAGCCGCGAAGTCGGTCTGCACCAGGAAGCCGCCGGCGCTCGGCACGCCTTCGTTCAGGCCTAGCGCGGCGGCCTGGATGTCCAGGAGCCGCTGGTCAGTCGCGTGCGGGTTCTGGCCCGCCTGCATGACGGAGACGAGCTGCTGGCCCAGGCTCTTGAACGGGGTCGGCAGCTTATCCGCATCGGCCTGGCCCAGCGCGGCCTTCTGCTCTTCACTGAGCGCGGCGGGGTCGTTGATGGCTGGGAGGTTGAGGTCGGCACGGGCGGCGGCCCGCGCGTTCGGGATGTCCTCTTCGTCAAGCTGGTCCAGCCGCTTGCGCAGCGCGGTCAGCTTGGTGCGCTCTTCGTCGGTGAAGGCGCTGTCGGGGGATTCACCATTCGCCTTGGCCTCGCCGAGCCGCGTCTCGGAGGCGGTCACGATGGCGTCGGCTTCGCGCTTCTTTGCTGCGCGCTCTTCAACGAGTATCTGCCAGAGTGCAGGCATATCGTTCGCTCCTTCTGCCTTCCGGCGCTGGGAACGAACACAACAAAAAACGCATTCCCGCGCACCGGAACAATCCGGTAACAGGAATGCGCTCTATCTCGTAGGCGCTTCGCTGTTGTCGCCGCGTCCGCTCGCCGCTATCGCGTAGGGTCTGCGGGCGCGACCACTAGGTCTAGTGCGTATTATGCGGCAGTGGTGGCGGCGTTGTCAAGGGCTGGCTCGGCCCGCGCGCGCTGGGAGCGCCAGGAGCCGCCGAAAGAGGCCAGCCGTTCATGCCCGGCCTACGCGCTCGCGTATCTTCAGGCGCTCCGCCTCGATCTCAAGGTCGGCCTGCGGGTTTCCGGTGGCCCGAATGATCGGCTTCGGCAGTTCGCTCTCACCCGTCTCAAACTGCACCTCCGCCCTAGCCGCGCTCCGCGCTCCGTCCTCGGACGCGCCCAGCCGTACCAGCGTCTCGCGCATCGTGGCGACGCGGTCCGCCATGCCCAGCTTGACCGCCTCCTTCGCGCCCACAACCCAGCCCTGGCCGAAGCCCGCCTTCACGCCGGCCGCCGGCACGCCCCGGCCGCGCGCGACCGCGTTGGCGAACATCGCATACACCGTGTCGATCTCAGCCTGGACGAGCGCCGCCTGTTCGTCCGTCATCGGCTCGAAGGGATGGCCCAGCGTCTTGAACTTGCCCGCGCTGAAGAGCGTCACCTTGACGCCATCCTGTTCCGCCATGCCCGTCATGTCGGCATGCATCGTGATCACGCCGATACTGCCGACGGTAGCGGATGGCGAGACGATCAGCTCGTCGGCCTGCGAGGCGATCCAGTAGGCCGCGCTGGCCGCGAGGGTGTTGGCCACGGCGACGATGGGCTTCTGGCCACGCAGCGCGAACAGCTCATCCGCCACTTCCTGCATACCCGCGGCGGTCCCGCCCGGTGAGTCGATGTCCAGCACGATCGCCTTGATCTCAGGGTCCGCAACAGTCCGGCGCAGGCGGGCCGCCAGTCCCTCGTACGTCGTGCCAAGCGAGAACCCCAACATCTCCTCGATGCCACTGGGCCGCTGGCGCAGGATGCCCATGACGGGCAACACGGCGATGGCGCCGGTTCGCCGCCCGATGTCGCGGGGCAGCGCGGCAGTGGCCTCGCCCGCTTGCAGCTTCTCGACAAACCCCGTCAGCGCGGCGGGCAGGATCGCCCACGGCTCCTGCGCGATGAGTGCGATCATGCGTTGTGTGTTGTTCATGCCGTCTCCTCCAGCGCCAGCTTAGCAAGTTCTGCCGGGCGCTCGTCGAACCACGTCTCCATCACCGCCACGCCGGCGCCGCTCCGCAGGCCGGCGAGTTGGCGGTCGGCGTAGGCGCGCGCCTCATGCTCGCCGATGTGCAGCGTGCGCGTGATGTCCTGCGCGTGCTCGGCGTAGAACGTGTCGAGAAATGCCGTCCAGCCCTCGGCGTCGTCGGCGTGCTTCTTCGCCGCCTTGCCCACGCGGTCTGCTTCCTTGCGCACGAGGCGCTGCGCCGCGCTCTCGGCGATCAGGCGCAGGCGCGGGTTCTCGGCGCGAGGCGCGCTCGCCGCCCTGCCGATGGCGTCGGCCGGCGTGGCGGCTGGCACGATGTTGGCAGGCCGCATGTACGTGCCGCCTAGCCCATCATCGCGCTTGTTCATGTTTTCTTTGTCGCGAATTTCGTCGTCGTTGAGCGCGCCGATCTCCCACATGGTTCGATAGAACGTCGCCCGGCCCGCCGCGTCGCCACGCTGCAACCCTTCCAGGTTGAACTCGGCGAAGATGCGGTCGCTGATGATGAGCTGGTCAAAGAGCGCCATTTCCCAGCGCACCGCCCACGGGCGCAGCGTGCGCGTGACGTACTCCAGCGATTGGTGCTCGATGTTGGTGAACGTGGCGTGATCGAGAATGCCGATCATGTGCGGCTGCATCCGGAAAAAGCGCGGTATCTCGTCGAGTTGCAACTTGTACGTCTGGACGAATTGCAGGTCTTCCGCCGTCATACCCATCTGCTGGATTTCCATGCCTTCTTCAAGGATCGCCGTATTGCCCGCGTTGTCCGGCCCGCCATGTGCCTCGCGCCATGTCGCCTTGAAGTTGGTCCTGGCTTCCTTGCTCCACGACGGCGCCGCGGTCGGGCGCTTGATCACGATGCTGGGCCGGCCGCCGTTCGCCAGCGTCTTCGCCGCATGGCGCTGCGCCGCGATGGCGAGTCCGATCGTTTCGCGCGCCAGGGCGATGACGGAGATGCCCGTCATCCCGTCCGACGACAGCCCGCGCAGGTGGAAGATTTCCTCCTGGGCGTAGAGGTCTTTGGTGTTCGTGGCGGGGTTCGAGTAGGTGTAGCGCAACGAGCCGGATGGCAGGCGGTCGACCTTCATGCGGTCTGGGTTGAGCGGTAGGAGTTGGTCGACAAAGCCGCGCTCGCCCGAGATGATGCGCGAGTAGGCGTTGCCGCGCAGCAAGACGTGGCCGGTCGACATCTCGCGCCACTCCATCGAGTTCTGCCAGCGGTTCGGCTTCTTCGACAGGATGCGGGCCAGTGGAAGCGCGTCGAAGGGGATGCGCTGCTTGCCGCCCTGGTCCTGCCGGCGGAAGACGTCGAGCGGGACGGAGGCGATGTCTTCGGCGATCACGCGCACGCAGGCGAACACCGCCGCGACGCGCATCGCCGCCTCCGGCGTGACGTTGATCCCCGCCGCCGAGACCTGGCCAACGGGGCCGTACCAGTAGTCATCGCCGGGACCGTAAGACGCACTCGCTGGCGGCAGGCCCATAAGGCGTTCGAGCAGGCCGGCGGGCATCTAGCGCGCGCCTCGCTGCATTAGGCCGAAGATCGGCAGCGCGGTCAGCACGACCCCCGGCACGATCAGGCCGAGGGGCGGGAACACCATCGCGCAGCCGGCCGCGGTAAGGGCCAGCCCAGCGGCGACGGTGAGGCTGAGGGCTTGCGTGGAGACGAACGAACCGAGGAGGCTAGGCAATCGCAGCACCCCTGCTAGTCGCTGCTGTATGATGGCACGTTTCAAGATCATCGTCAAGCTACACCGTCATCAGTCCGGCGGTTTCGTAGACGCTTGGCTGGCTGTTCGCCATGCCAAGCGAGATCGCGTCCTGGCGCGCCTGCCAGGAGAGCGCGCCCGCCACCGCCGCATCGATCTTGAGCGGGGAGTCCGAGCGCTCCTTCTGGATCACGTACATCAGCTCGTCGTCATCGTCGCGGATGTTGAGGGTGTGCTTCACGGCGTTGGCAATCGCGGCGGCGAAGCGCGGGTCGCCATCGTGCGATAGGTCGCCCGCGCTGATCGCCGTGCGGTACTGCGCGATGGCATGGGCCATCTTCTTATAGTTCGTCGTCGGCCACGAGACCACCTGCTCCGCGCCGTACTTTCCCGCCCAGGCTGCGAGGTACGTGCCCCACTTGTACGGGTCGGCGTACATGCGCCAGACCTTCCAGCGCGAGAACGCCTCCTCGGCCGTCTGGTCTACCTCGGCAGTGGGAATCCACGCGGCGCCCGTCGCGTCCGGCACGGGCTCCCAGTAGCCCACCACCCACTGGTGGCCCGACTCCACCTCCGTCCCGATCAGCGCGGTGTGGTCGCGCGAAAGTGAGCCGTCGAAACCGAGCGTGATCAGCGCGCCCTTCGCCACCTGGTAGCCAGGACGGGCCAGCGCGGCGAACTTGCCGGCGTCGAACGGCTTATCCTCCTCCGCGACGATCTGGTTGAGGTAGAAGCGCCGTGCCATCGCGGCGGTCGTGCGCGGGTCCCGGATCTCGCCGAGGAGCCGCACGGGCGATACCCAGGACGAATCACCACGCGCCGCGATGATCCCGCGCGTCACAGCGTCATCGTCTTCAAGGTCGGTCTCCGGCGCTTCCAGTGAGTCGTACAGGATGCCCGTCGAGGCCGAGATGCCCTGGCTGATTTTGCGCCACGCTTCGTAGTCCTGTTCAGCGTCGGAGTTTTCGCCGGGCGCGTGCGCGTTGGAGATCGCCAACACGCGGCTAGAGCCGTCACGCGACTTCGCGGCGTTGCGCGCGATCACCTTCGCCATCTCGTGCCCTTCGTTGGGGGCGAGCCAGTGGTGGCTTTCGTTCTTCAGTGTGAAGGTTGCCCGGCCGCCTTCCAGGGCACGGGGCGATGACGTCACGGCCTCGATCCGCTTCTTGCCCTTCTCGGCGTAGATGATCTCCTTGCCGAGGTCTATCTGAAACTCCTCGATGGCGCGAGGTGATAGCGTCCCTGGAAAGAGCGTAAGTGTGTTCCGCGTCTGGTCACGTGATACCGCGGCGACCTGTACCCAGGCGGCCGAATGCGGGACGGCGACGGGCTGGCCGGCGAGCCAGGCGGTAAAGCGGCACGGGCCTACAAGCTCGATACAGCACAGCGCGGCGCCGAGGGGGTCCTTGCCGTGGCCCTTCATGCGGCGCCACATGCCATAGCGGTATGTGAACCTTCCGTCCTTGTCGACGGCGTACCACCAGAGGACGAAGCGCGCCTGTTCGTCCGTGAACCGCCACGGCTGGCCGGCGTCCGGGCCGTCCGGTTGCAAGAGGTATTCTGCCGTCCAGCCGAGAATCTGCCAGCCGAGGGTGTGCTTGGGTAAGACGAATGCGCCGCGCTTATCGCGCTGCCACGTCGGGCCGATGGTGATGGGCGCCGGGCCTTTCGGCTGGCGAGTGCGACGGGGGGCGGTAGTGGTGGTCATGCGACGGCCTGCGACAGATTGCTTAAGCCTTTGCCTTCAAGCGATCCCTATATTGCTCAATCGCCGTCACGCCCGCACTGTCGGCGTCCCGCGCTCCCGCCGGCACGTACCGGATGCGCAGGTCGCGGCGCGCCTCCCATGTTGTTCCGAGCACCTTCTCTCGCTGCCGAATCTCACCGGCGAGAGTGATGGCACCACGATGGAATGCCGCAACAACTCGCGCCGTCTCTACCGCGAAGCGCCAGTCCGAATCCTCCCAGAGCACACAATGCGGCATGGCCGAGATGTCCCGCCACCATTCGCGCGTCTCCGATGGCCATGGCAGCGTCAGCTCCAGCTCTGGCAGCTCGGGTCCCGTGGCGAACGGCACATCTTCGATCTCAGCCCACTCGTGTACGGGCTTGACGCGGTGGCGTACCGGCGTTCCTTCGTTCGGCTTACGTCCTGCTGTTGCCATGTTGTTGTTTCCCTATGCGCTTAGAAACTATACCGAACCGCGTCACAG